AACCGCTACAACACCCTCATCAAGCATTGACATGGTTATGTCCTGTACAAACGCTCTACCGGTTTGGTCTATGTTAGCCTCTATGTTTAAACAACTATTGAGTCCAGAGTCGATCGTGTCTTTGTATCTTCCATTTTGATCTTGTCTGACGTGTTGGATTTGAACAGCCGCTACGTCAATGCCGATACGATTAATTATGGAGGTTACAATTGTTCGTTCGTTTCCTCTGGTCATTCTTTTGCGATCCGGACGGTAAGAATAACCGCCATTCTCTATAATGTGATAACTGAGAGGCGTGCTCTCCGTCGGATCACGACTAAAAAAAGCGTTCCAGGCATGCTGGATACGCTCAGTAAATCGCGGCATAGATTAACCTCCGTTATTGCATTAGACAAGTCGTTTTTTACCAACCATCAAATTTTCATAAGCATCGGCTAACGCTCGTTCTGTTGGAGTCCTGTACGTAATACCAAGCATGGCGTCTACTACCTGTCTTCCACCTTCAATAGCCGCTTCGCTAATGCTATCAATGCCTGCAGCACTATAAACCATTGATTCTAGCCTCGTCGCATTTGTATATTTCGTTGCTACATCGGCAGCGCCAATAGCGATAGGTCCTCCAACAGCGCCTACAGCTGCTGCTACGCCAGTCTTAATAGCAGTTCCTAATATCGCTTTTACGACTTGTTTTCCATAATAAGCAGCTTTTGGGCTAATGACACTAACTTTAGTATTATTTGCAACGCCATTCAACTTATCCAGTTTCTTCTGATTTTTGGCGATTTCCCATTCTGCCTGGCGCTTATTAACGTCAAGCTTTTTAATTGTTGATTTCTTGCTATAATACTTCGCTTCTTTTTTAAGCCTCTTTAATTCTCCTGAAGCTTTTGCAAACGGATCGTCTTTTACTGCCTTGTATGCAGATCTTGCATTCTTTGCTTTCAGTATCTCATCTTCCGCTGATTTAAGCTTTTGCTTTGCTTTATCAATATTTTGAGAATATCTGCGCTTTCCTTCCTCGGTTCTAGTTCCATCTTCATTCTGGTATCGTCTAACGCCCCATTTCATACCGAGGATACCGTAATGATAAAGCTCATCGGAATATGTAAAAGCTCTGGTTCTTCTCATTTTGATTCACTCCAATCCATGACGTTTGCCATAATCACGAACCTTGTTGTAATCGTCGGTATTAATCTGATCGATAGGAACGTTGGCGTATTGCTTCATCATTTTGTTATAAAGCTTATTACCCTTTTTGTTGTAATGTTCAGAAACTGCTCTTTCGCTCTCGTATTTGCTAATAAGCCTACTAGCTGTCTGAGAATATCTGGCAGCTTTTAAATCGTACTTGGACATCTTGGTAACAGCTTTATTAGGATCCATAGGAAACAGCAACCGAGTAGCAGCTCTCTGAACTTTTGCTGACTTCAGTCTGTACCTATCTGCCATTGAATTGTATTTAGCAGCTTTAGACCTAAGACGATCTGTAGCTCTAGCAGCATGCTTATTTGCTCGAGCTTCGAATTTCTCGAGTTTTCTAGCCTGCTTGCCATACCTTTTTCGTCCTTCGTCTGTAAGACTTCCGTCTTCATTTCGATAGCGTCTAATGCCCCATCTCATACCGAGGATACCGTAATGGTATAGTTCGTTGGGATATGCTAAACTAGGCACATTAATACCCCCTATTCAAAATTGTCTTTGTAAAGTTTGTACACAACATAAGCGTCCATCAAAGCTGATACATTATCGATCTTTTCATCATACCGTTTCTTCAACAATTTTCTATTTCCGTTTGTATCTTCGATTGTTATGCAGTTTCCCATTGCGAACGACATAAGGGATTCGTCAAAAAGCAATAAGCGCTGTTCGGCAAGTGTACGAATTTCACCAAGAGGAACTGATTCTGTTTTAGCTCCCTGGATTACTTTCTCAACGCCATAAGAAGCGTTTTCAAGCACCCAACGATTAACAAACTCAGCTGCGTTGTAAGGGTCATAGCCAAAGCAACGAACATCGTATTCATGATCTTCGATGAACTGTTGCAGATCGTCGTATACAGTAAGCATGTCTAAGACATTGCAATCCATGATGCACAAAGACCCTTCTTTGATGAATTCTTCGTATTTGTATCTCATTGCCCCAGGAAGCTTATGGAGTTTAAGACTGGAAATATAACTTCTTGTCTTTACACCATATGCATCTTCTCCTAGTGGAAACAGAAATGTAAAAGCGCAGAAGTCGTCGCCTTGTGACAAGTCAGCTCCCATAGAGCAAAGCATGCCGTTAAAGTTCTGTCTTCTGTGTGGTATTGTTTGATCGTATGTAAAGAAATATGTGTAACCTTCAAGCGGAATTCCAAACCGTTTAGCGATGATGTCATTCTTCGCAGCTGGGGCATTTTCCGATCTCTCTACGTCAAGTAAATATGTTTCATACTTAACTGTCTTTCCAAGATTCGGATTTGCCTTTAACCAAATATCCGGATTTGTCTTTCCTAGTTCAACTTCTTTGATGTCGTCAAGCCGGTAATACCAGATCGATACATGTGGATTCTTATACTTCCCTTTCAGGATGTCTAATAATTCCATTTTGATTGTATCGCCGGCTCCGTTGCGTACAGTTCCTTCTGAGCTCATCGCAACAATAAGCCAGTCATCCAGCTTAGTTGCTCCTTGCTCAATTGCTCCAATTACATCTTCCTTAATGTCTCCTGATAACCATTCGTCGACTGTTGAGACCTTAGGTCTAAGACCCTGCAGCTTATCAATAGTCATTGGTCTGGATTCCAATAAGGAACCTGTAAAGAAGTTCTCAATTCCTTTCTTAGTTGAGGCTAGTTTCACTCTATTAGCTTTTGAGCCAGTAGTATTTTGTAGGGACCCATATGTAAGAAACTTGAATAATGGTCCTCTGGCTCTCGTTATAGCAGTTCTAATAGGCGACATCACTTCGTCAGATTGTCTTATCGTCGGCGCTGTTGTGATTTGGGATGTTGTAGAGCTATCCACTACTAATGAATAGGCTTGAATGCATGCTCCATACATCGACTTTGCAGCGCCTCGTGCAACAATCAGATACTGTTTGTTGATAAGTCGCTTTTTAACCAGCTTCCTAACATACCGTCCACCTGGACCATTTTTGTTAGGACGATACACATCTTGTTCTACAAAGTAATACCAGCCAAAAATTTGTTCAGCCCATAATTTAAAAGAGTCTAATAGATGTAAGTCAGATCCGTCAGTGAGGGTCATTTCTTCTTCGCAGAAGGCAATGAAACCCTCAACTGGATCAGGATCATAGAAAACATCTTTATTAGCTATTAAAGCGTCAATGCGATTCATCTCCATTGAGATGTATTCGTTTACTGGGATTTCTCCGCGAAGAACCTGTTCTCGGAATTGTCCGTAATATACAGGAACTGCTGCGTTATTAAGTGTCATTTCTTCTTTTTCTTACCGCCCGATTCTCCGGCAGCATACTTTTCTACTCTTTGAACAGCATCAATTCTTTCAAGTTTATCTTCTATTTCTGAAACGCTCTTGTTGCCAATATTCTCAAGAAGTTTGCTTGCCATTTTCTTAGACTTAGCAAATTTATCTGCTTGCTTCTTATCGCCAATCGTAGGAAGTGGACTATCAGAAAATGCATTGTAAACTTTAGCAAAAGAGTTATAGAGTCTTGTTGTGTTCTCGATAGATGTAGATAACTGACCGGCTTTATCGGTAAGCTTTACAAACTTATTCCATTTTGATTTTGCAGCAGCAGTTTCAGCTGCGTATCTGCGTTCATCGGATGCTAATCGACTGAGATTTGCTTCACTCTGAAGTCTGTTATAAGCATCATTTCTCTCTTGTGCAGTTAGTTCATCCTTAAACTTCAATACGTCCTGGGCACTACCGCTACGTAACGCTTTCTCTTTTTCTTCTTCGTGGGCTTTCTTAGCAGCTTTAGCTTTTCTAGCAGCTTCAAGTCGCTTCACACGTTCTTTTTTCTGCTTTTCTTTTTTCTTCAATTCGACCTTAGCCTGGTGCTTAGTTTTAATAGATTTAACCAGGCCAGATGCTGCTCTTCGAACTGAATAACCATAATGGTCTCGGCCTTCTGGTGTAAGGGAGCCATCCTCGTTCTGGTA